CCCTTTTGCTGTGCGACACCCTGTACGGCCTCATCAGCAGCCGTGGCGCGCCGCATACGCTGAGCAATGGCTAGTTTCTTAGCCTCTAAATCACCAGATAGCTGCGGACGCTCTAACGACCCCATAGCGTTACGCGGGATAGGATAGACTGCACCGGGAATAGTCTCAATCTCTGGTGCTAAATCAGCAAACTGCGGGTCAACCCAATACATAGGGGTATTCTGATAAGCATTGTTGTCTATATCCATTGCTTCATAGTCGTTCATCCGCTCATTGTCTTCCATGATAACGGACATTTCACCCTCACCATAGAATTGTGAACTATCCACATAGTCTCTAAGAACAGCAAAAGGCAAGAATGGGTCAATCTTATCAAGCTTACGAGTAACAGGCACCATCTCACCGTCAGGGCCTTCCACTTCTACATTTTCCGTTATCTCTTCTCGCTGGCACCAAGTAGGTTCGTTATAGATGAACTCTTTGCGGTTTCCTATTTCATATATACGTCCAGTATCCAAATCGTGTAGACAAATGACAAATACCTGACGTTCAGTCGCCTTATCCCCCAAAGTAGAGCCAGCGAAAGCGTCCTTAAAGACTTTATCAATATCTTTACCGGTTTCAGAGCCTGTGCCATTTTCTTTGTCAAAACCAATTTTATCTAGATTTTTATAGCGTGGCACCATCTTATTCTCTTTTTCGCTATAAACTAGCTCACGCTCCAAAGAACGCTTATCCGCCAAATAAACATATCCAGCGTATCGTGCCGGGCGGATACCTTCCACCAAACAAGTAGATGTAGGGTCAACGAAAAAGTCTCTCAAAGGAATATTATCTATACAAGGACGTCCTTTTTCCCAGCCAGCAGAAAGCACTCCTGTGCCGTACAAGAGCATATCTCGCACCCATTCCTGATTTTTCAAGCCCATTCTATTGATAAGCATGTAATAATCAAGCATATTATTGATGATATCGACATCTTCAGATTGTTCTTCATTAGTCTTTACAAAATGAAAAGTAGGCATACCACCGGCGATATTAGCCACCAAAGTCTCAATGATAGTGTGAGATTCTCGAATAACAGGGTCTGAGATACCATCATAGTTGCGGAGAACGCGTTTGCCCTTATACACCCTATAGTAGTCATCCCACCGTTTTCGCAAACCGCTATCAACGTAAGATTTAGCAGAGTCATACATTTCAAGAGCCTGTTCTAGCGTCAATTCTCCGCTAGCTGGCTTGGTGTCAGTACGCTTTTCTTTGTAGTCTTCTTCGCCTAGAGGTTTTTCTAGCTCGGCTAAATGTTGTGGTATTTTTGGTGTCGCCTGAGTTGGTTTCATATTTTTTTCTCTTTATTGGTTTATGTATGTTTTCCTTTGCATATTCTGTATTATATGGCATCCAGTCTGCCATCTGCAAGGTTATCGCTTTAGCCATGACAGTATCATCATGCTGTCCCTCCTGGGCAGCCATTGAACCGTCATCTCTTTTAACGTAGCTCATTGCTTCACGAATAAATACAATGTCTAAATCTATTATATCACCCTCACGAATAGCGCGCTGCAATTCAGAAATCATAATAGGCTTGGTCTTTTTGTCTGTGCGCCAACCAAACTTAGTGGTACGTACCTGAAATTGCTCGTCTTCAGAGGTCTCTCGCATATATAGATTGCGATAAAAGTTATTTTTCAAGTTAGCCGCAGTAGCAATACCATGGTTGTTCACCTCAATACCCACCAAAGCGTCATTGTAGAACTTACCGATACTAAACACCACATTGCCCAGCAGGTCTGGGTCAATATAACCCCGCCAACGAGCAGCAGTTTTACGGGATTCTACTTCCATGACATCAATTACAGAATAGTCGGCTTCCTTGCCCTTACTTGATTCAACTTCAATACCCTCAGAAACATCCACGCCAATAACGTATTTCTTGCCAGGTTCTGGCAGCCACCAAAGACGAAGCGGAGATGGGTCAAACTCACCGACACGGCGGATTTCTCGGAAAATGTACTTATCTTGCGACACTGAATCTGGGTTTTTGATAATCTCACCGCACTTGTATGGGAAAGTAGAAGCTTTATCAAGGGCGAGCTTCTCCATTTTCTGTAGCATACGAGTATCGAATACTGGACGTCCGCTAGCTAGGAATGCTTCTTCTGGAGTTGCTGGGTATTCCTGATAGAACTTCTTCGGGTCAGTGCGGAACTCTAGCTTCTTGCGCCGCCTAAAGGCTATTTTCCTTGCCCAAGATTCACGCGGATAACCATTTTCCTCAAACATCTCATATAAAACCTGCTCTTCTTCATCTAAATCACCTATACTCTCGTCTGTAGCTGGTAGTTCATATTTGTAGTGTTGGTGCCAGGGGAAAAACAACGGAACAAACTGGCTTTCCCCACGTTTTGCCAACTGCCATTCATCATAAAAATAACCACCAATACCATTAGCAGTACTCTCCAGGAAAACAAAGCTTTCTGGAGACATTGGAACAGCCTGTAGGGCAGAGGATACAATATCTGCAGAATCATCCCAGAACGCGACCTCTGAGCCGTGAAAGAAGTTAATATTATCAGCACGTCCTTTACCATCAGCCGCCACCATAGTCTTAATTTCTGATTGCAACCCAGGCGACGGTACGCCTTGTTCATCACACTCTTTCTTAACCTCATCAGACACATCAAACACCAATTCATTTTTAGTGTTATATTTGCGGTCTGGCTTAAAATACGGATGGCTATATTCATAATACCGACGGAACATCTTATATAAAGCACTAACAGCATTCTTTTCATGAGCGATAATCACGCTAGTGACGTAGCGGTGCGTGCTTGTCCACCAATAACAAAGAGCTTCAACTATGGTGGATATCCCCATCTGGCGAGCCTTTAAGACGATATAGCGGATAGGCCGCCCTGCCTTTAAGTCTTTCACTACATTCTCGACTAAAGCCCTCTGCTCCCAGTTTAGAACGTCAATAAGCGGCACTAGCTGCTTAGTCATCTTTTCCTTAATCATCAGATTGCGTTCAGCAAAAAGATAGAAATCTTTAGCTATAGCTTTAATAGCAGAGTTAATCTGCTGCTCCTCATTTAACTCGTCATAATTAGCTACACGAGATATTACCAGAGTACGTGATTCTTCCGAGAATTTTGGGTATTGCGGCATTTCCCTGTCCTTTTTTGTGTTAATGGGTCAAGAGGATGGAGAGCATTAAACTCATCTAAAGCCTCTTGTGTTGGTGGCTTATTCTGATAGCCTTTTCTCTTTTTAATTATATCAAAAGCTATTACACCCTCTGCCTGGTCTAAAGATATCTGTACGAACTTTGAAAAATTATCTAACTGACTAACTAGCTTAAAATACTTTGACGGTAGCCAGATATTTACCCGCTTACCTGGCTTATAATTCTTTAATTTAGGCATAATACCCCCTAGAATTGAGGCTCAACATCACTGTCCTCTTGCGTAATAGGGTCTGGATAGTACAGGCGGAAACGAGCCTTTGTCCAAGGTTTACCCACTTTTGATTTAATAATAGTAGCCTCTACTTCATGTCCAATAAAGATACCTTTTTTGGTGTCCGCCACGGTACGCCCAAACCGCCAAGATTTGATAGTCTTTAGAGCAATCATGAGGCTAGCGGCATACGGCACGCCCATGCCCCCTGGAGTGTATTTTTGTGGCACATACCCACCAATAACTTCCCGTTCCTGATTTATAATCACCAAAGCAGTACCGTGTTCTTTCAATTCGGTAGGTAGAATACGCATCATCTTATTCACAATTTTAGCCTTCTGCCCGATATTACTATCGGTGACATGTCCCTCCGCTTCTGTACGGGTAGTACAAGCCGCCAAAGAATCAAAGACAATCATATCGTATTTACCGGACTTTGCCGCTTCATAGATAGCCTCATGAATATCCTCTAGGTAAGCTGACTTATTCCAGAGAGTGAAGTTCTCCGGCTTAAGCCTTAATTGCACCAAAAGATGAGGGTTTAGACTAGCCTCTGAATCAACATAAAAGACTTTTTCATCCCGCAAGCCCTTTATCATATTAAGCGCCAAGGTAGTATTGTGAGTCACTACATACTCACGTGAGGCTACATATAGATTATCTGGCGTGTCTACCCTGATACAGCGAATCTCTTTTTCTTCACCCGTTTTGGTGATAGAAGTAAGACGCCGGAAAGGATACCCTCTTTTCATATAGAGGTCTGCTTTCCTACTTATACGAAACGGATTAAAGATTAGAGAAACCCGTATATGATAACGAGACAGCTTCCCCTGCTTTATAAATGATACTGATATCGTCCCGCCAAGAGAACGAACTAACTCACGAACATCCTCACAAAGAGCAGGACTAGTCGTATAATACAAAGCGCCGCCTCCAGGCGTGAGTGTAGCGTCTCCGTCCAATAAGCCAGCTAATAAAGCTTTTCTCTGAGCAACAGAACCTTTTAGATATTCCTTTGGAATAAACCTTTCACAAGGAAGTTTACCTATCAGCCCCATTTTTTCTAGCTTAGAAGCTACACCATCCACAAACCATCTAGCACCAGCATAATGACCTGTTGCAGGGATAATCTTATAACCCTCCTGCCGCACCAAATCAATAAACTCTTCATCTCTATTACCTAGCCAGATACCTTTTTCTGGAGTAGAAAACCAGCCATCAGCCAACAAAGCTCCCATAGTGTATGGCTTAATAGCCAAATCCTGCTCAGGATACTCTACCGGCTCCACCATAGGTAGCAAATAGTACCTCCCCGCCCCTCTCTCATACAGCTCTTTAGTACTAGTAGTACTCCAGCGCGGCGGACTTTTGGGACTGAGGACAGGTGTTCGTAAAGTCCAGAGATGGTCACCATCTACTTCTAGGCTTGACTTGTCAGAGAAGGTCACCAAATAAGTAGGAAGCTTCCCTCTATCGTATACATCCAAAACTTTAGTAGGCTTTCCGTTAGAACCAATCACTTCATCACCAGGTACTAAATCACCCATCCGCTTATCTTTTCCATTCGCCAAAGGAATAATAGCGTCTATAGGTTGTCCTTTACCTACGGCATACGGTCCCTGAATTTGAGTAACCCGCCCTCTAGGTATTTTCGTCAGCTCATCAAACTCAGCAATCCCCGTAGTAATCCAGGAGACGGGGTCTAGCCCCATTTTCTTAAAGGCTTCTAGAGCCTTTTCTGGGTCATAATCATCAGTTATACCTTTTTTCTTTTCACCGCCCCTAGAAACATTCTCAGCACTTTTCTTGGTGTATTCTAGCCTACATTTTGGTGTATGAAACTTTGAATCTTTCCTTTTCGGTTTAAATTCTACTCCACAATTCAAGCAAATCATTTCACCCTCTCAAATTTAGTTAATTTTGGCTTAGCATTAGGTATCTGTTTCCATAAATCAACTAATATAGCATCACGAACTTCTGATGGAGTTTCTAAATAGGAAGCTGTCGCAAACCCATCACCAGAAATAGAATGAGAAGAGCCGTCCGTTATCACCCGTCCTTCATACGTATAAAAATAGTACCTAGTAGTTATCTTTTTACATACCCGCACCAAGAAACTAATCAGCTTCTTTGTATAAAATAGCAACCTTTTCATATTCCTAGTATATCAGAAATATACCAATTATAGAAGTAATTCTATATAACATTGACAGACACATAATATTATTACATACATCCGTTCCAAAAAATAAGAAAACACTATGATGTAGCTTATGGTGAAAACGTCTTTTTTACAGAGGTAAAAGACGAAAAAAGATGAAAAAGAAAAACGTCTTTTTTAATAAAAAATCACCAAAAAAATGCAGCCTATGGTTAAAAGTGTATAACCTATGGTTAAAAAAGACGAAAAAGAAAAAACGTCTTTGAAACGTTTAACGGGGGTAGAAAGACGTTTTTTATAAGAATTTTATATGTAGTACAGCTTATGGTAAACGTCTTTTTTTCTTCCAAAATTCTAAAAGCACCAAGAACAGAGGTAGGGAAAAATTGGTGGGAAAAATTTTTTAGTAGGTATTTTACAAAAAGATGAAAAAATGGGTTTACTTAGTTTTCTATTCTTTATAGGGGTAGTGTGAAAGAAGGGTGTTTTTTTTGGTAGGGAGGGTGTTTTTTGGTAGGAGAGGGAGGTGTTTTTTATTGGGAAAGGAGACGCGAGGATAGGGAAAACACCCCATATATATGTATATATACGCCTGACGCACCGCTTCCGTTGGGGCGTGCCCCTCCCCCTGGTGAAAAATAGACAGCCCCACCCAATAAACGAAAAAAACAAAACAAAATAAATAAAAATATATGAGTAACAGAGGTGATAGCATGGTGGTTGGGTGTTTTAATGTCGCACAATATATGTTGTGTGCCATAACGTAACAGAGGTAGACTAATCTAGTATGTTTTGAATATTAAATTTAGCAGTAGCAGTGATAGAACGTTGAACGGCTTTGCCTCTAATGTGGTCGATGACGTAATGTGAGTTTTTAGTAGCTATCTTTTCATCTTCTGAATTCACCAGCTCAGCAACACGCTCAATAGCACCGGCTGCTATCTGTTGCAAGCGATTTTCTATCATTTCGCTAGCATTTACTTGCTTACTTTTATTTACGATACGATTAGAACGTGCTTCTGGTGACTTATAATTAGCATTTAATTTACGTATTGCAGCAGTTCCGTTACCTGTTATAACTTTTTCAGCTTCAAATTGAGCTATTGTTAAAGGCGTTATAAGTCTATATGGTCGTTTGTTATTTGATTTTCTGTCTTGTTTTTTAGCCATAGTCTATATTATATCACCAAAATAAGCGTAGGCGTTGTGTATATTTGGTGGCGATAATTTTAGCCGAATATACACATTATTTTTATATTTTTAAGCAACTTTTACTACTTTTATTATAGCAATTTTACCTCTGTTACACAATACTTTTTTAGACTTTTTTTGAAAAAAGTATTGACATACTGGCTATGGTCGTGCTACTATAAGAACATCGCAAGCAGCACAGCAAGCGAGAACATCACAAAAAAGCAGTACAGTAGTTGAAAAGCCTGCTCAGATAATCAAAATAATGCTACTGCTCGGACGTGATAATAAGGCTAAGGGGCTAGCCTAAAATAGCCCCACCAAAAAACAAAAAGGATAAAAAATGAAAAAACCAAGTAAGCAACAGATTGAGCGAATCAAAAGCCAGGTACTCTTTGCACAGGCAATGATTGTGCTAGGTTATGTAATCGCACAGTTTGTAAAAGTATCAATGTAATCACGCGTTTATTTTAGCGGTAGGCAAAGGCTGAGCCGTACTATCATAAGGGCAAGAAAGTGAGATAATAAATGACGAAAAAAGAATTCAAGCGGAAGCATGCGGCACATGAGTTTGTCTGTCTAGGCGCGACGACTTATAGGCGTAGCGAGGAGGCGAAGTTTGAAGCTGACCTTGAGGCAAAGATAAAGGCACTAGGTGGCGTTTCAGCCTTAAAGGGGGTAAAGACAACACGTTGTGAAGTTGATGGGGCTAATTGCACAGTAAGTGTAGACCACCACGGACTGACGCGGGTATTGTCTTGCTGGGGCAACGAAAATGTACACGTCACTTTTTACAAGGAAGCGACAGCATAAATTGTAAAGGTATCGGGGGGCGATAATAAAGCCCCTACATACTCTAATTATAGCAAATAACAGAGGAGAAGTAAAGAATTATGTGGACAGTACCAGAACGAGTAAAGATGAACCAGAGCGAGTTCGAGCGAGTTTTAGAGGAAAGAACAAGCACATGGGGCTTCTTATTGGTGAATTATAGAGAAGCAATCGAGGACTACCTAACCACCTGGGCTAATGATATCGGCTGGGATGCAGTAAATGAGCGACTGAAAGACCCAAGCAGCGGACTGTCGCAAAATATTCACAAAATTGTAAAGATTGTGGACAAGGAAGCTAGAGCTGATGGCATATACTGGTCAGACGCTAACTACATCCAGCGGCTAGAGTACACATCACGGGCATTAGATAAAATATAATTAAAGGAGAACTATATGAAAATTTATAAATTAGTAGCAATGTATCAATACGACGACGCACCATATGTGACATGGCTGGTGTCGGGCAAGGGTGAGGCTAAAAGTAAGGCTAAAACTATATTAAATAGTAAAATTGGCGAGCATGAGCAGTTTGAGGTGATAGTCTTTGACGAGGACACGGGTAGAATCGCATGTCAACTCAGGCTTACGACCGACGGTAAGTTCAAAGAGCATTTCGC